GCAGGATCAGGTGCCACTGCTACTGATAGAACTGTCTTTAGTGCTACTAATGCTTCTGCTTCGGGTGGTGGTTCATTAGCATATAATTTTAATGATGGCGTATTTACTTTTACTCCACCAGATCTTTCCTCTTATTTGACATCAACTGGTGTTCTTAATACACACAGTGATGTCAACCATGGCACTCCTACTAATGGAGATGTATTAGCATGGAATCAAGCAAATCTTAATTGGGAAAATACTGCTGCTGGAACTGGTGGTGGATTAGATGCTGATCTCTTAGACGGAGAAGAGGGATCTTACTATCTAAACTCTACTAATCAAAGTTCTGGCACATTACCTGCTGCTAGACTATCTGGATCTTATAATATTAGTGTCGATGGATCTGCTGGATCGTTAGCATCACTATCTGATATTGGTAATGTTGTGGAGACAACTCTTACCACTGGTCAAGTTCTTAGTTATAATGGTAGCAATTGGGTCAATCAAGATGCTCCTAGTGTTAGGAAAACTATTTCGTATACTGCTACTGGAATTCAAGATAATGTTGATACCAACATTTCAATTACAACACCAAAAACATATGCTCTATTGAAGATAGAAACATCCCATGCTGTGTGGGCAACGTTGTATTCTGATACAACTAGCAGAACAAATGATAGTACTAGATCAGAAAATACTGATCCAGTTCCTGGTTCTGGTGTATTAGCAGAAATTGTTACTACAGGTGCTGCGACACAATTAATTACACCAGGAACAGTTTGTTTTAACAGTGGTGGATCTAATATTACTTATGCTAAAATTGTTAATAAGAGTGGCAGTCAAGTAAATTTACAAATTACATTAACTTTAGTTCCATTAGAGGCTTGATATGGATAGACAATATGTTGTAACTCTCCACGACAAAAATGATCTGGGGAAGTTTTATAATGAGATGCAACTCACTGGATTTCCTTTAGTGTTGAAGCGTCCTATGAGTAGGAACACACACTATATGATGACAGAAGATCAAGCAGAAAGATTGCGTCAAGATCCTAGAGTATGGGGAGTTGAAGCAGTAGATAGTTTCAAAATTAAAAGACAAGTTATTAATAATGAACCCTATAATATTATTGGAGATTTTTGGAAAGCAGGTCCAGCAAATGTAAGTCCTACTGATTTACAGTGGGGACATATTCACTGTGCTGGAGATCAAGCACAGAGAGGTAAGGGACAATTTGGTCCTATCGCTTCTGGATATGCTTATGAAGAAGTAAATGGTAATGTAGAAATATTCAATAGTGGTAAACATGTTGATGTAGTTATTGTAGATGATCCTGTATCTTATGATAGTGAAGAGTGGTATAGTCCATCATCTAATCAAACAAGGTTTGTTCAGTATCAATGGTTCACTGAATTAAATACTGCTGTTGGATCTATAGATGATGACGGACAGTCATTGCCCACAGGAACTATTACATATGGTACTAATGCTGCTACATCTCAGTTCCATGGCAATCATGTAGCAGGAACTACGTGTGGTCAGTATTATGGGTGGGCGCGAGAAGCAAACATTTATAATATGGCAGTTACGGATCCATGGCCATCTGGTCAACAACTTGGTGCTCTGCTTATCTTTGATTATCTCAGAGCATTTCATTTAAACAAACCAATTAATCCTGAGACTGGAAAGAAAAATCCTACTATTACTAATCATAGTTATGGTGGTGTTAGATTCATGCCAAATGATAACTTACAATTTGCTGATGTTTCTGCTGTAGAATATAGAGGAATTACTTATAGTGCGGGATCACCTGGACCATCTGGTTGGACACAAGTAGGTCTTGAAGCAGATTTTGGATTGAGATTTGGACTACCTGATTATCCATTATGGTCTTCTGCTGTTGCTGCTGATGTTCAGGATGCAATTGATGATGGTATTGTAGTTATTGGTGCTGCTGGCAATGATAATTTGTTGATAGCAGGATTAAATGATGTAGATTGGAACAATACTGTATCTATTATTGGTGTAGGAACGTTCCCTTATAATAGAGGAGCGTGGCCTATCACACCCGATAGTGGTGCTATTTGTGTAGGTTCTGTAAGTAAGCAAGCAGATTTTAGAAGATCTACTTACACACAATTTGGTCCTGGCATTGATATTTTTGCTCCTGGTGATAATATTCTTTCTGCTTTTGGTAATGGTGGAACAAATGATATAAAATATACACAAGGATCTGGAAATTACTTTTATTATATTTCCGGAACTAGTATGGCATCACCACAAGTAGCAGGTGTAATTTCATGTTTAGCTACTGGCAAGGAAAGATTTACACAAGCATCTGCTAAAAAATATTTAAATGATCATAGTATCTACGGTGATATGACTTTTAATATCAATCCTGTGTCCCCTGCATATTATTATTTTTATCTTGATGCTTCCAATAATAATGCGTATCTTGTTTCTGGAAATGATAAAAATGGGAGTGTTAATGGAAGTAATCCTACAATAACAGCAAATGTTGGTGATGACTTAAACTTTAATCACCCACAGGCATCTTCTTATTCTGGTATATCTGGTGTCACTACTCTTCTTCCACCTAGAACATTATCTATTACTGTTACTGCACCTACATCTACTTACTATACTTTAAGCGGATTTGATTACAATGGTCTGCTTAATGGTAATAATATCACTGTTCTTGCAATGGTAGGGGATACTCTTGAGTTTAATCTTAGTAATGTTGCTGCTTCTCATCCATTCTATATTAGAGATGCTGCTGGTACTTCAAATGTAACTACTCCTGCCGCTACCAATCAAGGATCTACGGGAAATGCAACAGTAACTTGGACTCCTAATACAGCAGGAACATATTCTTATGTCTGTGGAAATCACTCCAGTATGAAAGGTACTATTACAGTTATACCTGTATCACCTGATGGATATCTTATAGCTGTTGGAGATAGAGTTCTTGATGGGAGTCAAGGTGATCAAATAGACCCAACAATTAATATTGAATATGGTGATGGTTTAGATATGGAACTATATGCAGATTTGTCTAGTCATCCCATATACCTTAGAGATAGTAATAACAACAACATTGCTAATGTATATAATCAAGGTGCTAGCGCAGCATATACGACTATTGGTTGGGATCGTGCAGATTGTCCGGCAGTAGGAACTTACAAATATGTTTGCGGTAATCATTCCATCATGTCGGGAGATATTGTTATACATCCTGCAGGAACATATTGGAATCACCCTTTGTATATTAAAACAGTTCAAGGATCTGGAACAGGCAATCAAGTTTCTGGTGCTACAAATCAAGGATCTACAAGTGGAAATGTTGGATGGACTCCTAATACACCAGGAACATTTTATTATCAGTGTGGATTGCACTCTGCCATGTATGGTGAAATTGTAATTGAGTCAACACAAGCAGGAACATTTATTGATCCTACATGTCAGAAAGGTAGTCCTAACTTATATCTACATGCTAAAAATCCTAGAAAAGATATAACTGGAATGATTTCTGAGCAAGTCGGTAATAGATCTACTGGACTTACTTTTCCCAGAACTGCTACATTCAATAGACCAGCTCCCGCACCAGTCCCACCAGCATCACAAACATACACATTTACTGTGGGAAATAGCGGAGCATCACACTATACATTTACTGGAACTGACTCTATTACAACACACAGTAATGCTAATGATCCAGCAATTAACTGTAATGCTGGTGATACCTTAGTATTTAATGTGAGTGCCTCTGGTCATCCATTCTATGTAAAGACATCTGCTACTACTGGAACAGGCAATCAAGTTAGCACTGGAACTATTACCGGACAAGGGACTGTTAATGGTGCTGTCACATGGGACACTACTGGAGTAACACCAGGACTATACTATTATATCTGTCAATTCCATAGTGGAATGGTAGGACAGATCATTATATTGTAAGGCATAAATAAACAAGAGCACTAGTATTCATTGGTAGTTAAATGGCTGACCGCTTTCCGTTAATTGTTAATGCAATTTCAAAGAAGATTGAAGAAATTGTATCAGGAGACAATTTAGAATTAACTGGCAACGGGATTGTTGTTAGTGGTGATACTGGTGCTGGTAAGTATTTGAGTAGTGATGGAACTACGGTATTTTGGGATAGTCCGGGTGATGTTTATCTAAATCAATCTCAGACAATAACTAATAAAATTTTTGAAACTTGTGTTATTTCTGGAAGTATTAATACATTCAGTAATATACCAAATATTGCTCTTATAAATTCATCTATTTCTATTAACGGATCAAATATTAGTCTTGGTGAATCGGTTATAACACCCGATAATAATACTACATATTCTATTTCCGCACAAGACGGTCTTACTACAAACCAAAAAGTTTTGAGACTTACCTCTGGTGGTAATTTTGGTGCTGGCGTTGATGATGATATTGTTTTTGCCGTTGGGTCTTCATCTAGTGTTCCTAGTGGATCGAATTCTTTATCCCTATTCCTTGATAGATCCGGGGAAACAATTACTCTGTCTGGACATGTAGTAGATAATAATACAATTACAACTATTAATGCTCCTGGTGGTTCCGCAACCTCTGGAGCAATTAATTTTACTTCTACTGGTGCTGCTACAGTTTCTATGACTGGTAGCACAGTTAATATTGATGCATTGGATACTGATACTAGAACTAAAATTCGTGCGGGATCTGGTGGTACATATGGTCCTGCTGATACACAGCAAGGACTGTTTACATTTTTAGATGGAACAGGAACTGTAGTAGCACAGGGTGTGGATAGTGGCGGTGATCCAACAATTACATATACATCTACAGACACAGTAACTCAAATTCGTGGTGGATCTACTGGAACTTATACACCATCTACTTCTGGAACAGCAACTACGCAAGTTTCTTTTGAGGGTGGAACCTCTCTTGGTGGAAATGTAACTGTAAGTCAATCTGGAAATACTATATTAATTGATAGCACAGATACTAATACTGTCACGAAAGTTGGTAGTGATAACAATGGAAGTCCTATTGCACCGCAGGCAGGAGATTTTATTCTCAAACAAGCTGGCGCTACAACTATTACACAAACTACGAATGGAAGTGGTCAAGTAGAAGTTGTAATTAGTTCAATTAACAGTGATACTGGTGCTAGTTTAACCGCTAATAATGGTCTTATATTATCAGGAGCAAATTTTGGATTAAAAAATTATAGTAATCTTAGTGGAAACACTGTGATGAAGTGGGATGATGGTAATGGACAGTTTGCAGATAGTATTATTACTGATGATGGTTCGTCAGTTACTATTGCTGGAGACTTAACTGTCTCTGGAACTCAAACTATTTTTAATACTAGTGTTCTTCAGGTAGAAGATAATATTATTGAGTTGAGGAAGGGAAATAACTTAGTTGGTTTTGACGGTGGTATTCAAGTCAATAGAACTTCTGATTCTTCTGGTGTTATTACTGCATATAAAGGATTCCAATGGCACGAAAGTGGTGGATACTGGAGATCTTGGGATGGGTCTGTAGAAAATAGATTTGTCACTGAAAATGAAACTCAAATTCTAACCAACAAAACTCTAACAAATCCTACATTTACAACACCAACACTTGGTGCAGCAGTTGCAACTTCTGTCAATGGACTAGAGATTGCAACTACAGCATCTGCAAATCTTGATATTCAATCTGGTAAGACAGTTGATATTAATAATGATCTGACGTTTACATCCGACAACGCTACCGGAAACGTGAATGTAAACTTCCGAGTTGGTGGCGATGTTGCTTACAAATCAGATACACTTGCATCGTTTGCTTCTACTACTTCAACGCAGTTGAGAACACTTATTAGTGGAACGACAGGTGTTGATGATCTTGTTTTCCAAACTAATCCTGTTATCCTAACTGGTCTTACTACTACATCTACTGGTTTCGCACTGATTAATTCTGGTGCTCAATCTATTCAATTTGGAGGTAGTGCCACACAAATTGATATTGGTGCTTCTGGTGGCGCAACAACAATTAATCAAGACTTAGTAGTCAATGAAGATTTGACTGTTGGTGGTGCTAGCACTGATTTGTTTACATGCAACGCTAGAATTGATATTGCCAACTCTGATATTTTAATTAGGGGTGGATCTTCTGATCCAATGACAGTTGGTAGAGGTGGTGGTTCTGTTGGAACTAATACAGCTGTTGGAGTACAATCAGTATTCTCTGTTAGTTCTGGATCTCAAAATAGTGGTTATGGTTATCAATCATTATTCACAACTAATTCTGGTGCAGGTAATACTGGTATTGGATATTTTACATTAAGGTCTTGTGGTGTTGGTGATGCTAATACTGCGATCGGTCGCTCTGCACTTCTAGCTAATACTTCTGGTGATAATAACGTTGCTGTTGGAGCTAATACATTAGAAACAAATACTGAAGGAGATTCTAATGTTTGCCTAGGATATTATGCTGGGTATAATGTATCTGGATCTGGTAATGTTTTAATTGGTCCTGCTGACAGTGCAAACCCAATCAATGATGCTACTTACTCCCCCCTAAACTCTAGTGGTGATAGACAACTTGTCATTGGATCTGGTACGGAATTTTGGATTCAGGGAGACTCAAACTTTGATGTTACTCTCAACAATGATGTCACTGTTAACAGTAGTCTTACAGTCAAGGGAGATTTTATTGTTAATGGCGTCACTACTACACTTCAATCAAACATTCTTGAGGTAGCAGATAAAAATATTGAACTTGCTAAGGTAGTAAGCACAACATTTACTTGCACTACTACTGATGGTTCTGCAAACATCTCTTCTATTTCCCCAACTTTAGGATTGATTCCAGGAATGGCAGTTACTTCCAACACTGCTGGTGTTACTGTTCCAGGTGGAACAACAATTGCAAGTATTAGTGGCAATACAGCAATATTTTCAAATAATGTTAGTGGATCTGGCACACCAACGTTTAGTGCTATCGGTCCTTCTGATACTGCAGCTGATGGTGGTGGTATTATTCTGAAAGGATCGCCATCGGATCACACATTTACATGGTCTAATGCTAATGATGCTTGGCAGTCTTCTGAAGACATGGAGGTTGCTGTAGGTAAGACTTATAACATCATTGATGGTTCTGGAAATGCTCGTGAAATGCTGAGTTTGACTCAGATCGGACCCACTGCTGGTGCTGGTGTTGTTGCTGGTCTTGGAACTGGTATTACTAGTTCTTCTCTAACTTCTGTTGGAACTTTAACTGCTCTAACAGTGTCTGGTAATGTAAATCTAACTGGAACAGGGTATATACAACTACCTTCTGGTAATGACACAACAGAACGTCCAGGCACTGCGCTAGAAGGTATGCTACGTTGGAATAATACTTCCAATGTATTTGAAGGATACGATGGTAATGTTTGGGGTAAGATTGGTGGCGGTGCTGCTGTTCAATCTGCTGCTCCTTCTCCTGCTAACCCCGGAGACCTTTGGTATGACACAGACGACGGACGCATGTTCGTATACTATACTGATAGCAGTTCAAGTCAGTGGGTTGATGCTTCACCAAACGGAACAGCAACTGATCTAGTTGTTGATGGCACAGGAATATTTGGTGGAAAGGTTCAGTCTGGTGGTGATCCTAATGATGGTGCTAATGTTGGAGCTAAGATGCTTCAAACTGGAGTTATTCAGGCAGCTAGAGCATCAGGATCAGGTACTAGTGCTGTGTATATGGGATTCTTACAGGGAACCGCAACCGCCACGTCAAGAATCAACGCCAATGGTTCAGTTTCATTTGCTTCTGGAGCCTTTGCTATTAATGCTGACGGTGAAATTGATACAAATGTTAAATCTGCTGGTCATATAGAACTTGATTCTACTGGTGCTTTTACTAGTCCTAAGATAAAATTATTTTCTAATACTGGTGCCGCCACGTTTGTTGGTACTGGTACATTTGGCGGTGTTCTTCCTGGTGCCGATGCTACTTATGATTTAGGTTCAGCATCTAATCGTTGGGCGAACATCTACTCTGCTGACCTTCAACTATCTAACGAGGGTGCTGCTAATGATGTAGATGGAACTTGGGGTCAGTACACAATTCAAGAGGGTGAGGAAGACCTGTTCCTGATAAATAGAAGGAGCGGTAAGAAGTACAAATTCATGCTTCAGGAGGTAAACTAATGGCACTATATGTCAACGGCACAAAGATGTTAGGTGCCCTTGCTAGTGATCCAACTAGCAACAACACTGAAGGAGATCAATACTTCAATACTGTAGAGAATGCTTACAAAATATATAATGGCACTGAGTGGGTAGAGCTCTTCACTGACTATGTTCCATCAGGTTCCACCACACTGGGTTGATAAATGGCAAACGAATATTTAAAGAGAACTCCTACCAGCACTGGTAATCGTAAGAAATGGACTTGGGCAGGTTGGATAAAGATTAACAAAGATTTTGGAAGTAGTCAATACAACACTGTGTGGAGTGTTGCTGCTGGAACAAGTTCAGATAATAGTGATAGATTTCACTTATATCATTTTAGTGATGGTAGATGGGGAACTACAGGAACTAGTAGTTTTTCAGCAGTTTTTACTGGACCTGGAGGTAGTGCTGCAAATTCTAGAGATCCTGGTTCTTGGATGCATATATGTTTATCAGTAGATACAACTATTTCTAGTTTAACTCCAGATAAAATTCAAAGATTTTGGATTAATGGTATGGAATACATTTATGATGATGTTGGTAACATTAGTCAGAATGCAGACTTAGCAATCAATGGACCATATGAACATTACATAGGAACTAGAAATACTGGTGGTAATCCAAGAAGCTTTGATGGTCAAATGTTTGACCTTTATCTTGTAGACGGTCAAGCACTCACACCAGATGTGTTTGGTTTCTATAAAGATGGAGACGGTTATCAGTCTTCTGGAACTACACAAGCAACTGATTTCAAACCAGGACAATGGAGTCCTAGATTACCAAAGTCAATCAAGTATACGATCAATCGTAGTGGTGGATTTGGTGCCAATGGATTCTATCTTCCTATGAATGATAGTTCTAATCCTGGTGCTGACTTCCACTGTGCTCCTAATAGTATTATCAAACTGAAGGGAGAGGACTTACCACAACCACGTAATGGTGCTCCTACAACTTCTGATGCATATGTCAGTCAGTTAAGAACTGATCCTTTTGCTGCCAATTTAATTCTTGCTTGTCCTTTTGTTGCTGGTGGATTCGGTCAAGATGGTGCTGTCAGTTCAACTATTCCTGGACTGGGTGATTATCACATAGCTCTTGGTGGTCCTAGTTCTGTTCCTGCAGTTAATTGGTTAATTGCATCTGGAAACCAAGCAAAAATTACAGGAGATAAGGGATTATATTATGGTTCTTCTCTGGATGTAACTAATAATAGTATTTGCCCAAGAGCTACAGTTGGAACAGCATTTACACCTGACGGAGATTATACAGTAGAATTCTGGTGTTATATTAATTCCTTCGATTCGGTTGGATCTCACGTCATTCAATATGACCAGGATAATGGTAATACGGGATGGTTAGTTAGTGTTGATGGAGGAACCTTAAGGTGGATGCTAAGGAATAGCAGCAACCAAGATGTTCAAGTTAGTATACCAAACGTAGTTAAATTAGGACAGTGGAACCACATTGCTTGCGTGTATGAAACTACTCCAAAAGATAGGATTACTGCTTGGGTGAATGGTGTTTCTGTTGGAACTACTGCAGTCACAAGTAACTATCTCTCTACACAATATACTAATTTAAATCGCCTTCACATTGGAAGTAATGGTGGTGATGGAACTAGACCAATGCAGGGATACCTTCAAGACCTCCGTATCTACAAAGGTGTAGCAAAATACAAAGGTGGTTTTGATGTTTCCAAACCATATACACCAGTAGGTATTGAACCATTTAGAACAACTGCTGATACTTGTAAGAATAACTTTGCTACTTTGAATCCTATTTTTGGTATAGGTAGACAGGATCAACTGACATACACCAACGGTAATTTGACAGTTACAAGTGGTGCTACTGGTGGTAGTGACACAACTGCTGTGTCAAATACGGCAATTAAAGACAAAGTATATTGTGAATTTTATTTACCATCAGATGCTATTGGTGTCTATGTTGGCGCAGCAAAGTATAATACACCCTTCGCTAATGGCATTGATACCACTGCATCTAGTGATTGCTGGTTAGTTCGTGGAGATACTGGAAATAAAGCTAACGGTGAGTCAGGTACAGGTCTTTCTTATGGTGGTTCGTTTTCTAACGGCGATGTAATTATGATGGCTGCTGATATTGAAAACGGATCCATTTGGTGGGGTAGAAATGGATCATGGACTGCCTCAGGAAATCCAGCAACTAATAGTAATGCAGCATATACTAATTTACCTTCTACAGAAGATCTATTAGTTATGTGTGGTGACAACTACAGCGATAAAGTGCCATCCATTCATGTAAACTTCGGTCAAGACCAAACATTTGCAAATCTCAAAGCAGTAAATAAGAACCGAGTTAACAATGGAACTGGTAATGATGTATGGCATCAATCTAGTAATGGTGGAACACATGTTGACTGGACTGTTAGTTCTGGTGGCACTGCGATTAGTGTTAATGTTCCTAGTGGTAATTATGCTAGGGCATGGTTGTTAGCTAGTGATGGAACGATTGATCCTAAGAAAACCTATCTACTTTCATTCAAATATGTTTCGGGTCCAGCTAACTTAGGAGTTCAAAACGACCAAGGATATATGACCGCTATTGATGGATCAGTTGCTCCCAGTGGTCTCAGTTCTGGAAACTATTATTCTTTTATAATTCAAGGAACTAGAGAATTTAACTTTACTGGTTTCTCAGGTTCAAATTACTCTCTAGATGAAATTGTGGTGTCTGAAATTGATGAATGCTACACTGATGACAATGGAATTGGTAAGTTCCATTATGAACCCCCTACTGGTTTCCTAGCATTATGTGAAGATAACTTACCTACTCCTACGATTGCTGATCCTGGTGAGCACTTTAAGTGTGTGCTTTACAAAGGAAGTGGTACTTCGAGAGGAATTACTGGCGTCGGTTTCAAACCAGATCTCGTCTGGGTGAAGTCAAGGACTAATACTGAGGGACACATTCTATTTGATAGTGTTAGAGGTCCAGAATTAAGACAGCTCGTGATGATTAATACGACAGAAGGACTTGTAACAAATGGTGGACTAATGAGTTTTGATGATGATGGTTTTGGTGTAGGACAATATACAGGAACAAACCAATCAGGACAGGACTATGTGGCTTGGTGCTGGAAGGCTGGTGGTGCCGCAGTAGCAAACACTAATGGTACAATAGCATCTCAAGTTTCTGTAAACCAAACTGCTGGATTTAGTTGTGGAACTTTTACTGGAAACCTTCAGGCTAACCAATCCATCGGTCATGGACTTGGAAAAGTTCCAGCGATGGTCGTGGTGAAAGAAAGAAATGCTAATAGTGGTTGGGCGGTGTATCACAAAGCTCGTGGAAATACTAAAGTTTCTTACTGGGATATTCCAAACACTGAATTTACTGAGACAAATAGCACTGCTTCTTGGGGTCCAACAGATCCAACTTCCGATGTATTTTATGTTGGTGCTAACGGAGCAACTAATGATAACAATCTTTCTTTCTATGCGTGGGCGGAAGTGGAAGGTTTCAGTAAGTTTGGAAGTTATGTCGGAAATTCTGATGATGACGGACCTGTAATCTGGTGTGGATTCAAACCCGCATTCCTTATGATAAAACTTGTTACAGGATCGGAAAGAGATTGGCATATCTATGATAGTTCTAGAAATCCTACCAATCCAGTAGGATTAAATCTAAGACCATCAACTGATGCTAGTGAAATTGATGAACCTGGAATTGATTTTCTTTCAAATGGATTTAAAATTAGAAAGGATTATGTTTTCTCTAATGAAAGTGGACAGACCATAATCTTCATGGCATTTGCTGAGTCGCCATTCCAAACAGCTAACGCTAAGTAATAAATACATCAGGGTATCTCTAATCTAAAGTCAAATGGCAATTGTATTTCCAGCAAGTCCTAGTATAAATGAGACCTTTACTGAAGGATCTATCACATACAAATGTGTTGGAACAAATCCAATTAAGTGGATTGGACTGGGTGTTACTCCTGCTGATAGATTAATTGAGGGTAGTAATAAGTTAGAGATTGATGGTAGTAATAATCTAGTTTGGACTGGTAATAATGTTGGTATCGGAACTGATGTTTTATCTGCAAGTAGTAAACTTACATTATTTGAAGAATCTGGAAATGGACAGACATTAGAAATTAAAGCAAAAAATTCTGGTGGAGTAGGGTCACAACCTGGAATTAAATTTACAGCAAATAATGGTGACAATATTGGTGGAGTTTATGGTGATGTAAACAGTGATACTTTAAAAATACAAACAGGTGGAACTGATAGACTTACTATAACTTCTGCTGGTTTATCTGAATTTACAGCATCAAGCACAGTTGCTACTTTTACTGGAAATGGTATTGAGGTAAATAATTCTCTTGGGTCTAATGTTTTTATTGGTACTCAGTCTGGTTCTGATGGGAAACTAGGAACAAAGAATAATTCTCAAATGAGTCTCTTTACTAATAGTGATTTTAGTAAAAGAGCAACATTAGGCACCAACGGTGATTTTACTCTAAATGATGGTAATTTTGTAATACAAAGTGGTCATGGTATTTCCTTTATCAATGCTCCAGATATTGCTACTGGCGAGACAGTTGGTGGATCGGTCCTTGAGGATTATGAGGAGGGTACATTTACTCCTACAGTTTCAGTTGAAGGACAGGGATCTAATGCTGCTACAGATAAACAGTATGGTAGATATGTAAAAGTAGGCAAGATGGTTACTGTCTGGTGTTATGTTCAATTAAATGGTACTCCAGCAGGCAGAAATCAGTCTTCCGCTTGGCAGCATGGAGGTTTACCATTCAAAAAAATAAGTAATCAAAGTGGTTTTGATATTCCTGGTTCAATGCTTTACTGGACTATTGATGACGCTAATAATCTGGCGGGAACTCGTCCATATATGTTAGTACCTAGAATATTTAATAACACTTTTGGAGGAAGAATTAGGGCTCATAGTTCTGATTCCAACCAAACTGGACAAAATGCTTCTCTATTACTAAAAGATAATACTGAATATAGTTATACTTTCACTTATGAAACAGAGTGATAAATATTTCTGCCTAAACCTGTTTAGTTTGGAGAACAATCCTAATGGCATTACAAGAAAAATCAGTAGTAGATAAAATTGAAGTTCTACTTGACGGATGTATTCAAGTACGAACAAAAAATCAAATTCTTAAAGATGGTGTGGAAGTTGCTTCTACTTTCCATCGTCATGCAATTGCTCCTGGTGCTGATATAAGCAATGAAGATGATAGAGTTGCTGCTGTCGCTACAACTTTATGGACTGAAGAAGTTGTAGCAGCATATCAAGCATCTCTACCTCAAGAAGAAGATACTGAGTGATAAATAGAGCTGCCTAACTCTTTACTCATGGATAATCCAAAGAAAGAGGAAGCCAAAAAGGAAAACAAATTTGAGTGGGCGGATGAGGGTGTATCAACTCTCGTCCGAGTTATTATTCTTGGTTGGTCAGCAGCAATTCTGACTCTTAATTATGTAACTG